TTTTATACGCGTTCGCTCGCGACTATTTAAACTATAGTTAGTTATGGTACTCCTAAAACATTTGGAACAGGATCTATGCTATAAAAACAGGATCCTTGAAAGCGTAAGAAATTGAAATCTTCAGCAATTGACATTTGGAGTAATTGATTAGGAGCAGCTCCTATAATATCTGTATAAACAATTGCCCCTGAAGAATCATTGTTTCTATCATAGGTATTGGTGAGTCCGACAAGTCCAGGGGAGTCAAATAAGTGGGTACTAAAATAAGGTACCTCATATTCAACACCACCATGCATTGGATTTTGTATGATTGAACCACTTACTGAAGGAGAGACTTTACTATTAGATAGAGCATTCGTAGAAAGAGTTGGAATATCTAAACGAGTTCTCTTATATTTAATATAAATATTACCTATAAAATTATCGCTTCTGGAAGACATTCTATATCTCACACCACCACGCATACCAAGAAAACAATGTCTCATTATATTGAATGTATTAACTCTACCATTATTATTAGTTATAGTGACGGATCTTGGAATTAAGAAATTGTCATGTGGAGGATATATCGGATGTTCAATAGTATTTGTCGTTGTATGCGCTGCTAAGAAGACGGACTGATCTCTTTTAAGTAAAACTCTAAGAGATTCAATCTTTTCTCCAAAATGTGCATGATATAGATTTTTATTATTTGGAGACATACGATTGATAGTAGTTGTAACACCTGTCACATCAACTACATGATCATTCTGCATTTGTACTTTATTGATAGGCTCACCTTGTTCGTAAGCACTCTCAGCATTAATATTAGAATTTAATGAACTATTAACATGATCCCAAGGTTCACAAAATTCCATATCATTGCTATATACATAAGTGTTAATGTACATAGGTGCAAGAGAATCAATTTCTGTAATAGAAGTAGCTGGTCTGACTGTCAAAACTCCGGTACTCTGACCACGGAGATTTGATTCAATAATTTCATATGTACTCTCACCTGCAATATTAAAGTATGGTCTAAGACCACCTTTAGCATTGTTAGATTGATGAACATTACCAAAATTTTTGTGATTGTTGAAACCAACATGTATAGTAATACTTCTGTCTTTTTCAAGATCTAAAGTAGTCATATACTGTTGATTAAGTATGGTTGGTCTATCTTTTCTATCTTCGAAACTATCAGTCGCATTGGGTTCATATATAAATAGTAACTTTCCTCTAGTAAAATTAGAAGCTACAATATCAAATCTAAAACTAGTAGTACCGCGCCAATAAGTATAGTTCATAGCTACCTGAGATAGTGCAGAACTCATCATTAACTGCCTGGTGACAGTTGAAGATGTCTCAACAAAGTGAGTACCAAGCATAGGTGTAATGGGAATAGTTAATAGTGTACTTTGATATGGTACTGATACGCCATTAAAACTAGTAACATCAATTAATGATGGTATAGAAGTAATGTATTTATGTGCTAGAGGATCATGTGAACCTGAACCCATAATATCATTCATTAAAGAGAGTTCTTGCTTAGGATCACATGTTAACTTATATGCTGTATCTCTACCTACTATTGTAGCTCCATTACTAAAAGTAACTTGCTTAGCAAAAGAAGGTGGTGAAACATTAGTAGGTTTAGAAAAACCAAACATGAGAGCTATTTGAGATATCGCTGTGGCAGCAATTTGAGTTGCTTTAGCGAATGTAGAAATAACAGGTACATCAGAAAGTTTTTCTGCTATATTAGATATAGCTGTAGCTGTAGAACTAATAGGGTTAGTTAGAAATTCAGATTCAGCTGTAACAGTAATACGAGTATTGGTAGGTGTAGATAACTCTACATCTTCCATCCATCCATATACTGTAACAGATAGAGCTGAAGTATCAGTTGGAGAAGCGGAATGAAACTTACCTAATGATGTTATAAATAATTGGCCTAGATTAAAATCATCATAGGGAGTAATATTATCAATAACACTAACACCAGTAGATCTAAATAATCTTAGGGAATTTTGTGGTGAAACGAATGGAATATCAAGTTGTACATCATCATCTTGCCCTATATTTAAATAACATAAATTAGGACTTTGACTAAGATAATTCTGTCTAAATATCCTCTTCTGATCTGTAATTGGTGATAACGCACTCAGTACCTGAAAATTTCGATTCGTAATATGTAATGGTTGATAACTAACTAATAATGATCCGTAATGAAATTTAGAAGAGGAAATACTAAAACGCAACTTCATATTCCCACGAAAATAAGCATAATGTGCAAGCTTATTTCTAATGGAAGGTAAAAGTGACCATATAGCATAAGGATTAAGTACATAATCTACATTTGTGTTAAGACTAATACTTCTGACATCGATTAGTACAGGTCGTTTAAAGAAATCATCAAGGTAAAGTTTGTCGTCTAAAGCAGACGAAATAACTTTAGTTGTTGAATTACCTAAAACTTGTGCACTACTAGTATCTGAATGATTTTCCAAATCAAGAGATTCAGATTGAACATAAGTAATTTTAAAATCTGTCTTATTCTCAATTAAAGAATTTTTAGTAAATTCATTTAACTGTGAAGAGAAAAATTTCATATCATCATAATAGTGTTGACAAGTTAAAGGATTAGTACGAAGATCTTTTCTATTAACTAAATCTTCAACTTTCATTTTAAAATGTGGACTTAGAGTTAAATCTACAGGAATATCAGTAGAATCAGATTCAGCAACTACATAAGATTTCTCTAAAATTGAAATTATGCTAGATAAATTATCGGTAGTTGTTTGAAGAGTATCAGTTGTTCTGGATAATTTGTCAATAGCACTTTCAAAATCAGCATGAGCTGCTTTGCGTAGTTTTTGTTGAAAGGGGATTGCTGAATGGTTACAGCAGTATGAAGCCATTTGGTGTTCACACTTTGGTTTATAAATTGTTGTTTTTGCAATTCTTATTACATTCTTGTAATCACTGAATTAGGTGATTACGAACGCAAACCAACACATTTGTCTTTTGAAATGGGTACGCCATAACAAGGCACTAATTGTGTCATAATAAGCTTAAATAAGCCTCCTCTTATAACAGTGTTTCCTGTAAATATTCATCTTATGGTTTGATAAAGTGATTGAATATTCAGTATATTTGGCACTGAGTGTTATCCTTTATAAGTAAAAGATAATAAAACTAATTTTGACTATATTTATCTAATAAGGTATCCCAAGTTTTAAACAAGGGCTCCAAATCAGATATACTGAACCTAGTCAAGTCAGTTAATTTAGTTATGATTTTACACCTATAGGTATCATAAGTACCTTGTTCGTCACAATGAAAAAATAATTCATTAAGAGCACTCACACATGTTTGTACTATTTGATCTTCAGGTGAAATTTCTTTAGATGGTAAGTAATAACACAAGCTTTTCATAATAGAATCTTTATCTAGTGGTGCAATAATTCGTTTCATTAACGAATGGTATCTGAAAGTACGTTTCAAGAAGGAGATATCTTCAATTTTGACAAACTTTTCGGTTTGTTCTTTTTTATCTGATGTAGTAAATGTCATATAGTAAACTTCTCTAACAAACTTCTCATATGTAATATTATTAAAATAAGGTGCTAACTCATCTTTGACTCCACACAACATGTCATCTCCATAAGTTATTGGTAAAAGAAGATCATCAAAATCACGTACATTAAATTTAGTAGTCAAATTAAGTGCGTTTTCATAGCCAAGAGGTGTGCACATTACTGTAAAAGCATATCTCAATAGAATGACACCTCTCAGAGAATTATCTTCAGCAGTGGCATACTTGCCTGATGGTTGAAAACCAGGTGGAGTAAACACTGTACCATTCAATACAACTGTAGGAAATAAATTTTCAGTTAAAATTCCTTTAACAATTTGTAATGAATGATCATTGTAACCTAATTTTTTCAAAACAGTATAAACAACAGAGTTAGACATAAAACCTATACCTATTGGCATACTGGTATCATACCCGCCATAATCTCCCTCCATGATATTGGATGAAAAATTTTTTAGAGTATTATACATTTTGTCGACTTCATCAGAATGCATATTAATGCCAATTTTAGTACTGAAAATATCACGATGTTCACACATCATACTATAAAAAGGCAATAAATACATTCTATTTACAAGAGTCATATCATAAGAAGACATAGCGAACATACGAGTATTTCCTTTAATAACTTTATCCCAACTTCTAGGTTCATCTTTAAGTTGAGCTCCAACTATTGAATGTGAAGTCTCATCTTTAAGATAAGAATCTATTATTTCCTGAACTTGAATTAATACTTCTGGTTTAGGAGTAACAGCATCTTTCTTAAAATCTTTGGGAGTAAAATCAATGTATTTACTTTTCTTACCGGTGAACATAAATCCACCAGAAGTACTATTTTTCATTGATCTATAATAGAAATTCTCTGGAAAACCGTTTTGAGCAATATCTAATGGAACTGGATTGAGGGATGTAACTCCTTCTTTTCTGAGTTTGTAGAGAAGATTACATGTAGTACTTATAATAACATTCTCCATAATAGAATTATCTAAAGCTGAAGTTATAACCCCTACTTTTTTGACAAAATTATTTTCAGGAGAATAAAAAACACCGTCTCTTCTAAAAGATCTCATTTTAGGAGCTAGATATTTAGGATGTCCATCTAAAAGTGGAGAAACATTAATTAATTCATCAACATGATTGAATAAAATACTTTTTGTTAAAGTACTTTTAGGTGAGATAGGAGAATAGTTACTAATGTTACCATAAACTAATAATGATGGAATATCTTCATATACTAGTGGACTACGTGGAGAAACATTAACTATAGTTCCCTCATCTTTTAATCTGAAACTACCTTCTGAAGTAATATCAATTAAAATATTAGTTGATTGATACTCTTTTAGAGCATTATCAAATTGTGTTTTATTTATTTTACAAGCATAGCCATATTCATTAGTACCTGCACAATGAATACCAACTAAAAAAGTTTTGTATCCATATGTAGCTAATAAAGGACTACCGCAGTCTCCTGCTGCATGTTCTGGAAATATATATTTAAATGGGTATGTAACTGACATTTCCTTAGCATTAACTGGAAGAATTTCTTCACGAACTTGCTTAACAATAATTTTCTTATTCATAAACATTCCATCAAGATTAACGAAAGTATCCTTAATATCAGCAATAGCAAAAGTTATATCTTTGAAGAAAGTTCCAATTATCCTAACCAAAAATATATCCTCTCCTACTTTTTTAAAATCTTGCTGTTTCAAGTTAGCTTTAACTATGCCTGAGGCAATATCTTTAGAAGTAGAAAGATGTACACTATATATTTCACTTTTAATACAATGAATATTAACTAATGCATAATCATTGCATATACCAAGTATTTTAGTGGTTGTACTACTATCATTAGTAAAACGAATACGAGCATAACGTACATTGGATTGTATAGTTGCATGTAATTCTTCTATTTTATTATAATTGCGTTCATTACCTACTATTATAGGTGTAATATTTTCAACTTCATCATAATCCATGTCAGTATTCCTTTTCTTAGAAGGTAATGGGAATATACAGCATGATTGCTTTTCATTGTCACAAACAGTTCTGTAGATATTTTCAGCATTATAGTTTCCTTTTTGTGATATTCCTTCAGATAAGACACTCTTAGCAACCTTATAACTAAGAAGTAACATCTTAGCCGAAGCGGCACTGATAATAACTATTAATAATAATGGTGGTACTGAAGAAGCTATCTTATTAGAAAGAACTTTCCATTTGACAGCATTATATCTTTCATCTTTAATAAAGAAAGTCTTTACATATAAATAAGATAATAAACTAACATTAGTAAATATATTACACGTACTAGTTACAAAATTGGAGCAAGTTATATTTCTATAAAGTATAATGGAATCAGTTATTAGGCTCAGTTGTCTACGTGTTAAGACATAATCCTCATTAAGTGTAACCCATTGTAAATATTGATAAAAAATTGTTAATAAGCACAATTGGATAAAACACATTAATATGAATATAGGTATAGAATGACTACTTATATAGAGACAAACTATAGTGTATAATATGCATATAAAAGTTTTAATTTTGGTAGATAAACTATGAAAATATATAGATGAAATATTAACTGTTGTATTAGATAATTTGAGTTTATTTTTCTTTTCTATTATATTTGTTCTATTTACACTAGCCTCAAATTTTTCTTTAGCTAATTTGCGTTTAGTTATATTAGGATGAATTTGTGGTCCAATTTGAATACTATCAGATTCAGCAGTTACGGGAGTCATATGATGATGTAAATCATCGAATTTCATTTTCAATATATCTTCAACAGTACATTCTGTAGGTTTCATATATTTACTGATATCGATATCATTAGCATCATAACACATCTTCTGATTAGCAACGTGTTCCTTATGAGCTTCATGCAAGAACTGACATAATCCATACATATCAAATATGGATTTATCACCATCTCCATCATGAGTAAAGGGAACTTTAGTAGATACCATATTAGCATCACCTGCTTGAGGTACTTGTCTATAAATTCTAAAATCCCAAATATTCATTTTATCTTTAGCATCAGATACTTTTTTTGGATCTATGCCTACGCCTCCATGTATAGCATACTCAGGTTTGACAGTAGCCTCTATGTATATGAACCTTCTTCTAATAGCCGCTGGTGCAGCCATAAGTATTTTAAGATTCATCTCTGGATTATTAGTGTCAATACATACTAATTCTGGTATAGCGTATTTGGCACCTTTATCTTCAATAGCTGCTTGGTCAGGACAATAAGGAGCATTGTCACAAACACACAACATTTCGTTAATAGATTCATCTCCCTGGAGAGCCAGGTTGGCTGAAATACTTCCAAGTTCGGGTATATGGATAATAGGGTGAATAATAGGATCATAACCTGTCCAATATTTAGCTTTAGGAGCTCTATGAAAAACGAGATCAGAAGAATATTTACGATCAGTAGAAAAACAGAATGATTTGTAAATATTTGTTTGGATTGAAGATTTGCCTATACCGGGATCTCCATGAAGTATAATACCCATAGGAGCCATTCTTCTTTTAGAAGCAATTTCAACCATAATAGATCTTTTCATCATTTTTAATTCATTTAATCTAGTTTTGAATAGTGGATTGGTCTTCATAGACTCAAGATACTTATTGCCTTTAGTAATAAATGCATTAATTGATTCGAGAAAATCCTTTGCACTCATTCTATCTTGAGCAATAGTATCTCTAAAATTCATATCATCACCAATATATACAGTTTTAAAAGCTAATGAAATATCAGTAGTGTCATCAATAAATTGTGATAAAATATCCTTATTTAACAATGCAGCTACTACAGATCCTGTTTGATAAAATTTAAAACCGAATCTAGTAAAAGCTTCTACTACCTCTATCATATTGGATGTAAAGTCTAACATACTAACTTTCTTTTTGGTCTTGATTGTAGAATCATCAATAGCGGTAAGAAATCTCTCTGACATTTCTGCAGAAAAAAATTTAAGTCCCACCATATTTATAATAAAAGTTCTAGTAGACCTAACTACTTGACTTGAAATAACCATTTCAAAAATTTTTTTTGGGGAAAAAGTTTCATCAATATCTGGAAAAGATTCAGCTTTAACTTTACTATTTACAGATTTTGTAAATATTTCAACATATTGAATAATATAGTTATTAATAATCTTAGAACAATTTGGAAATGAATTTCTTAATAGCATAATTAAAGTAGCAGTTAATTCAGCTTTATTTCTAAATCTTATTGCTTGATAAACATAATAGATAGAACTACAGATATAATCTATGTAAGTTAAAGAATCT